CCGATGCCCGAGAGCATCACCCCGATCAGCACCGCAATGGCAATGAGGATGGCAACCCAAATCACACCGCGATTGCTGCCAAGCGGCGCTGGCCACCACGCCATCATCGCTTCTCGGGCTTCATGATACTCGGCGTATCGAGGCCCAGTGAAGCGCCGATATAGCGACCGCCGAAGAACGACCGGTCAGCCAGCACCAAGAGCGCGATCAGCGCAATGGCAAAGACCAGATAGCGGACAATGTCGATGATGGACGCGCCGATGCCCATGTTGGCGGCCAGCCAGCCCAACAGGACATCGACGATGTAGAGCACCACCAGCAGCACGATGATGCCGATGGCAAAGCCGATGATGCCTCCCCCGGAGAGAGCCGCACCACCGCCACCGAATAGCACCGCCTTGATGGCGAGCAGGATAACCACGGCGAGCACGACGCCGATGGCAATCTTGGCGATCTTCTTCATGGTCGCATCGACCTTCATCCAGTCGATGGTGATGAAGAACAGCGCCCCAACACCGCAGATGACGATCAGCGTGATGACAAAATCAATCAGCCCTGAGCCAGTCATTATCGCCTCCCTGTGTTCGCTATCGCACGGCAACCTTTGACCGTCTGCGGTATTATTGACGGCGAGGCGGGCCGCGCGCTAACCCCCGGCCCGCATCGCCACCGACTTGGAGCCGTGGCCTTGACACTGGCGCTACGGCTCCATTTTCATACCCAAGGCTCGACAACTGTTTCACGCTCGTACTGCGCCGGAGGATCAAGCCGGTGGACTGCGTAAAGAACGCCGCAGCAGCCCGGTTGTTCATCCATTTCGTTGGGGTCGAACTTGCCATCCGCGACATACTTGCCGGGCTGCTGGATTGACGTTCCGGCCCAGAGATACGGCGATGGCAGTCCCTTGTTGTAGTAACCAAGCCCGTTGTACTTCTCGAGGTGGAACAACATCTTTTCCAGCCGCCAGTCCGGCACCTCGGTCAGCCCGTCATAGGTCAGCGCGTCGATCGCGCCTTCCTCCCAGCTATCAAATGGCCCGCGCCCTGCTGGCACCAATGTCGTCACCTCGTCGAGCGGTTCACCGTTCCCCAGATAGGTGTCGAAATCGCAATCACTCTCCCGCCTGTGAATGGCGGCGATCATCATCCACGGGACGCCGGTATCGCGCTCGACGCCCTGGTAACGCGATTTGTTGCTGATGGCATCCTCGCCCAATGTCTTGAACGTCGCTCGCCATTCATCGTTGAGGGCTTCCATTTGATCCCAATAATCTCGATAAATAGGCCACATGGTCCCGTAGCTGAATGACATGGCATTCTCCTAGCAGCTCGCGGGCGTCCACTTGAGCGCATCGGCGCGGGCGCGTTGATAGACAACGATCGAGTTCTGCAGCCCGGCAGAAGCACGATGCGGCTGGTCGCGCGCGTCCTTGAGCCAGCTGGTGAACAGATGCTTCATGTTGTCGCGAAACGCCTCGTCAACCGCCGCCAGGACCTGCGCGCGAATGTGGACGCGGTCCTCGTCAGTGACGCAGACCGGGGTCGTGGGTTGCTCTGCCATGCTTCTTTCGTAAATCGAGACACCGGCAACAATCGCGACGGCAACACTGATGCCAGCCGTCACTCGTGCGCCGTCTCGCAGCATGATGCGTCTTCTGTCACGTCATCTTGGTTAAAAACTCACCCAGCGTCAGCGGCGGCACACCCTCGATCGCGCGCAGCCTGTTCTCATGGTTGTAGAGGACTGTGGTCTCGGGCTGCGTTTCTGGCACCACAGGCGGCGGTGGCACATACGGATCGGGGACACCGCCGTCAGCGAGCCACTCGTCGTATCCGGCCCGGTCACGATTGGCCGGATCGTTGGGGATTGATGCGCCGTCCTCGGTGCGGATGACGACGTCGGTTGCGGTGAGTTGGTATTCTGCCATTAGAGCCTCGCGTCTGCCAATAGTTGAAATCCATAAGAGTAACAGTCGGTGCCGGGAGAACAACTAAACTGGACCCCAGTGCCTTTAGTCGTTGTTGCGAGAAAGGACTGAAAAGTACCGATGCCGCCCTGAGTGCCGTACTGATCAAATGTGCATGTCGGAATTGCTCGCTTTTCAACAGCGAATGACGACCAACCGCCAACAAACCCGCTCGGTGACTGCACCCTAAAACCGCCGTTTGACCTTTCCCAATATCGTTTGCACGTCACCAACTCCTGATCATATGGCCGCATCACAAACGGCGAGCGCGCGGCAGACGGGGCTTCGGTGCCGGGCAGGACGATGACGCCGGTGATGCGAAACACGTCAGTTGTTGCGGCGACGGCATTTATCTGACCTGGTGCACCAATGTAGTTTCCGGTTAGCCAACTATTTGCCGACGGCGCAATCCATCCCGAGCCCGCGCCCATTGAAAAAACAATGTTTAACTGTTTGGAATTATCGACGGTATAAGTACCCGACGTATCACCGGGAATGGTGATAGCGTTGTATTGAGCAACGTCGGCGGAGTTGTGGGTGTAGGTGGCGACATAGGTATGGTTTGCGCCGGGGGTACGAAAGGCAACGCTGTAAAGGCCCGTCCTGTGATGCGCGGACCAAAACGCAATTGTTATTGGCTGTGCGTTTGCCGAGCCCCATCCAAGACGACTGATGCGGAAGCCCTCGACGGGTTGAGCAATCGAGGCAAAATCGGACGCGGCAAGTGATGGCACCGCCGTTTGCACGGTGGTGTAGAGCATACAAGGAAAGCCGGGGAAAACCGCAGCCGCCGCCGCCGCACCGAATCCGGTCGCCGCCACAGACCCGTTAAGGCTTAATTGCCAGCCATCACAAATGTATTTAGCGGAGACATTTGTCCCGGTCGTCCCGATCTCCTGACTGACCTCCATCGCGCCGTTGATCTGCAATCCGCTGTAGGCCATCGCATCGAACGGCGCGGCGTAGATGTTTTGCCGCGCCTGTTGTTGTTGCGCGGCGATCAGCAATTGCGCCGTAACGCGAACGGTTGCGGTGTCGAACGGATGCACATGGTCTTGCCGCGCGAATAGCAAGGACGTTCCGACCGCCGCTGTGGCATCCATGAGCGGCGGCACGGTTGCGGGCGCGCCCGCACCATCTGTGCCGGCTGGTCCGGTTGCCCCCGTTGGTCCTTGCGGGCCCGTTGGTCCTTGCGGCCCGGTCGCGCCGGGCGGGCCCGGCACCGTTGAGTCCGCGCCGGTTGCCCCGGTCGCGCCGGGCGGGCCGGTTGCGCCGGCGGTGCCGGGGTTTCCTTTCGGCCCGAGCGGTCCTTGCGGTCCCGCCGGCCCTTGCTGTCCTGTCGGCCCCGGCGGCCCTTGCGGCCCGATCGGGCCGCCCGGCGGTCCCGGCGGCCCCGGCGGACCTTGCTCGCCGGTGATGATCGTCTCGACGTCATCGGGCGACAGCACAACAACGGGCGGCAACGGATCGACAATTTTGACGTCGCTGGTTGTCGTGACCTCGACGGTGCTCATCGCGTCGGTCCCGCATTGTTGACCAACGTACCGCTCCATATTTTTGTCTTGAGCGGAATACCGTTGATGACGCCTTGCGTCATAATGTTCGAGTGGTCAAAGCTCCCGAGCCCGAGGCGCTCCAGGTCCTCTTGCCGGATCAGCACCGAAAATAATCCGTTAACCGGGTCGAGCATGACGATCTCGCCGGTGTCGGTCGCGAGCCGCATCACCGCCTCGGCGTCCTCGGCGTGCCGGCGCAACATCATTTCCAGGGTCGCGCCGGTCATGTCGATCGGCGTTCCAGCCGATGACATGACGTATTGAAACGTGCGGTAGAAGTCCGCGTCGTTCTCTACCGTGATGTTGACGACGGCCATGTTACGGAAACGTGTTTGCGATCGCGGCAAATGCCGTGTCGACTTGCGCTCGCGTGGTGATGCTGCCGCCGGTGATGCTGTTAACGGTGCTGCTTTCACAGGCGTAGCAACTCTGCACATAATTCAAAATGTCGTTATGCAACGTGGTGATTTTGGTCTTATCCAGAGCGGTAAAGGAACCATCCGCCATCTTCCACGAGAAAGTCGCGCCGGCGTTGACGAGCGCATAGTCGTAGGAAGCGTTAACGTCATTGACGCTTGCGGCATCGCTCATAAACAGGGCTGACGACAAGCTGGTAATTTTGATGCCAGCGCTCCTGTGCAAATATCTTGCATTGGCGGTGTAGTATTTCAGGTTGACGAACATGCCGAACGGCGTCAGCACGTCTTGCATCGCCGCGTCGGTCTGTTGGTTGCCCGCGTTATCGCGCGGCCAGGGTGTCGGCACGTTGCCGATCGCCGTCCAATCCGTATAGCCGTTGTCGCTGGCGTCGACGGTTGCCTCTAGCGGGCCGGAAAAGACGCGCCCGTCATCGGCG